AAGGGCTTGTTCTCCAGCTTGCGGGCCTCGTCCGCAGCCTTCTCGGCTTGGCCGGTTTCAGCCATCAGGGCGCCGATCTCGGCAGCGACGGCCTGAGACGTGACCGGCTCGCCATCCAAGAAGCCCTTGGCCTGGTCGAACAGGTCCTCGATGTTGATCCGCACGGCGTCGAAGGGCGACGGCTCGTTGGACAGGTGGATGGGTTCGCCGGTCATGTCTCAGCGCCTCAGAAAGGGATGTCGTCGGAGAGGTCGTATTGCGGGGCAGGGTCGGACCGGCCGGACGGCTCGCGGGCTTCACCCTGGCTGTCGGACTTGCCGCCGAGCATCGTCAGGGTGCCGTTGAACTTCTGCAGGACGATCTCAGTCGAGTATTTCTCGACGCCCTGCTGGTCAGTCCATTTGCGGGTCTGGAGCGAGCCTTCGACGTAAACGGTCGAGCCCTTCTTCAGGTAGTTCTCAGCGACCTTGACGATGTTCTCGTTGAACACGACGACGCTGTGCCATTCGGTCTTTTCCTTGCGCTCGCCCGTGGCCTTGTCGCGCCACGTCTCCGAGGTCGCGATGCGCAGGGAGGCCACCCGGTCGCCGTTGTTCAGCGAGCGGATTTCTGGGTCACGGCCCAAATTCCCGACGATGATGGCCTTGTTGACGCTTCCAGCCATCAGGCGGCTTCCTTCTGTTGGTCAAAGGGGGTGTTGGTGCGGACCTGGGCGAGGCGCGCGGCGTAGGCTTTGCGGACGGCGGCCCGGTCGTCGTTCGACATGCCGTCGAGCGCGGCCTTGTTGTCAGTCGACCACTTCGTCAGCTCGTCTTCCGAGCGGCACAGGTCGATGGCGGCCTTGGCGGCTGTGACGGCGGCGGACTCGACTACGGCGACGTTCGCTTGCGTCTTGTCGTAGAGCGCCAAGCCGAACGGGTTGCCGAAGGTCATCAGCGCCCGCTTCATGGCGTCGCTCTCGGCTTCCTTGAGGGCGCTTTCGTGGGCCTGATCCACGTCCTTATCGATTCCGGACCCGAAGCCGCAGCCCTCGCGAACAAGGGTCGAGCCAGTCGGGGTCAGGACCGTGATGCGGACGCGGGCTGAGTAGCCGACGCGAATTTGGTCCTTACCGTAGCGATCCTGAGTGGTGCGAGGCTCGCCGAGTTGGCGAAGATCGACCGTTTCGCGGTTCCAGCCATCGAAGCCGAAGATGCGGTTGGCCTCAGCGATGGCATGCCAAGCCTCGATGTAGGACAGCTTCTTGCCGCCCTGTTCGCGCTCAGCCACGACGCTGCGATCCAGCGGGGCTGACAGCGCGGCGTTCTGTTCGGGGGTGAAGCTCATTGCACGGCGTCCAGTTCTGCAATCGCATCCACCAGAGCTTGCCGTGCGGCGGCTCGGCGCTCTCGGGCGGCGTCTGCGAGGATGGGTTCGTGGGACCACGCATCGGCTGCGACGAGAGCGTCAGCAGCGCCGTATGCGAGGCGGGCGGCGTTGTAGGAGGGCCAGCCATCGCCAGCCGGGTTGTTAGCCCGGACTGGCGCCTTGGCTGCGGAGGAAAGGGGTTGAACGACGGTCACGACGCGCTCCACAGAAGCGCAGCGATGACGGCCACGAAGACGGTGCAGACGGCAGCGGCCGAGGCGTTGCCCATCCACCAGAAGACCGAACGGCGAGGCAGGTCGCGGAAATCCCAGCCACGCTGACCGGATTGATCGGTCTTGCGGGCGGCAGCGAAGCGGGGATCGCGGGCTAGGGCGTCCATCAGGCGGCTTCCTTCTGTTGCGATTGGGCTTGGCGCGATGCGCGGATCAGTTCGCCAAGGCGGGTGATGCAGGCCTCCGCGAAGTCCTCGTCGTAGGCAGGATCGAGGGCGACAGAGGCGATGACGGCGGCGCGGGTCTCGGCCTCGGCGGGCGTGTAGGCCACGCCCCAGGGATCGATGACGGAGCCATTGCGGGCGGTGAAGTCGGTGTGAGCCATCAAGCCGCCTCCATGTCGTCATAGGCACCCTGTCGGGGGTGGCTGGCATCGCTCTGGTCGAGCACATCGATCACGCACTTTTCGATGCGATCCCACACGACGATCAGGTCGGCTTCGGTTTCGCAGGGGATGAAGAGGAAGCGGTCTTCCATCACGCCGCCTCCATCCGAGAGGCAGGGACGACAGCGCCCTTGCCGAAAGCCCGGTCGCACAGCGCCATGGCCGCGTTCAGGGCAGCGCGCTTGTCAGGCGACAGCGGATCGGGGCCGGGCTTGGACCACTCGGCGGCATAGGCGCGGGTCTTCTCGCGGGCGGCGCGCTCTTCGCACTCTTCCAGGCGGGCTTCCCGCTCAGCGGCGACGTATGCGTCGTATTCCGCTTCGGCTTGGTTGTGGGTGGTGTGGGCCACGGCGGCCTCCCTCGTTGATGAGGGATAAATATCGGTCCGTCCGATATAAGTCAATCGGTAAATGCGATAATATCGGCTTAAATCCGATAATGAGCTATCGTGCGCCGTCGGGGCCCACACATCAGCGGGTCATTCATGGGTTCGCCGCAGCCCCGTTTCTGACGTAGGAGTGGGTTAATCCCTTGCGAACTATGTTCGGCCGTATGAGCGAAACAACCTTCACGCTGACCTATGATGGTCCGTCACTGGCGGATCACACGATGGACGTGGCCGACCTAGCCCCGGCACTCGTCGCTCTGTCGCAATTCATGAAGTCAGCCGCGCGTCTTTCTCAGGGCGAGGATTTCGAGGTCGTCGTTCGCGCCAAAGCCCTCGAAACTGGCTGTTTCCAAATTGTGCTGGACGTCAGCGGCACCTTTGTCTCGCAGGTCATCGATCTGATGGCAGGGAAGACCGCCACCGCCATAGCCAATTTGCTCGGGGTAGCAGGGGGATCAATCAGCCTGATAGCCTGGATCAAGGGGCGCCATGTGCGTCGCTTGCGTCCGACGCGCCCCGGGTACACCGTGATCGAGCTAGAAGACGGGACCGAAATTGAAGTTCCAGAAGCAGAGGCGCGCGTGGCCCTGGATCCGCCCGCGCGCGCAGCTCTCGAAAAGGTCGTAGAGCCGCTAGAGAAGGACGGGATCGACACGGTCGCATTTAAGCTTCCCCGCGAGACAATCACCGTCTCCGAAAGCGACCTCGATTCCTTCAAAGCGGTCGTTCACACCGGCGACGAGATTTTGGAAACGACGGCGCCAATGGTCTTTTCCATCGTCTCTCTGTCGTTCCAGCCCGGGAACAAGTGGCGACTTTCGACCGGTAAGGGCGCGCCCATTTCGGTTACCGTTGCAGATGAAGACTTCATCGCCCAGGTTCAGAGAAGCGAAATCGCGTTCGCCAAGGGTGACATTCTTATCTGCACCGTGCGCACCACTAGCCGAGACGCAGGCGGTAAGCTGGCTACGGACTACACGATCCTGAAGGTCAACGAGCATCGGCGGATTGCGCAACCGCCCAGCCTGCTAGATTAGGTCTTAGGCGCTCATCAGTCTCGCGTTAGGCTCGACGCGTGATCCAGCGGATGCGCCCGACTATCCGCACCTGCTCTTCCGGCACTTGATACTCGCCGTGTAGCGGGTTGTCGGACTTGATGCGGACCTGCCGGGGCTCGCTGCCAGGGATACGCTCAACCCGCTTGCAGACGAGGGCGTCGCCATCCCAGACGGCGAAGATGCCGGGTAGGCCGATCCGGGAATCATTCATGTCTATCAGGACGAAGTCGCCGCTCGAAAGCGTGGGCTCCATGCTGTCCCCGATCACTTCCTGAACGGTGGCATTGCCGGGCGACATGCCGAGCTGATCCACAACCAGGAAGCGCGGATAAGGCCACTCACGCTTGGTGGTCTCCGCTCCAACATAAAAGCCGTCCCCGGCTGATAAGCGCACATCGTATTCTGGAAGCATGACGACGTTAGATAAGTCGGCATGTGCGTCAGTTTCGGGCGGAAGGTCGGCTTCCTCAGGCTCGAAATAGGAGAGCGGCTTTCCGAGGATCCGCCGAATGGCATTTCGGTGCGTGGGCCAGCTCTTTAGCTTGCCGTTCTCGATGTCCGAGATCACTGATTGGACCACGCCAAGCGCCTTGCCGAGGTCGCCTTGCGTCATGCCGCGCTCTTTGCGGGCGGCCTTCACACGTTCGCCGATAGTATCCATCAGCCTTGTATGGCCGATACGGTATCGGTCGGCGTCCGATAAATCGGACCTTGCGATTATCGTCGCTTCCGATATTATCGGGGCATGTCCGATAATGTCATCGACCACCTGACTGCGCCCGAGCGCTTCCGCACGCAAACCCGCTTGGCGGAGGCTGCTGGGGTCCGCCCCCATACCATCAGCGAGAAGCGACGCAGCAATGCGCTCACCCATGTGCAGATGCGCCGCATCCTCGAGGTCGCGCCTGCCATGGGCGTCAAGGTCGGTCCCCAGGACTTCTTCCCCGAGTTCAGCTCGAAGAAGCGGGCCTGACGCCATGAGCGGGGGGGCGTCAGACACTCCGAGCCTTGGCCCGATATTGAAGGGCGCAGCGGATCAGCAGGTCACGCTGGCGCTTCGTTCGGGCGGTCTGCGCTCGCGCCTCGGCGTCATGGGCGAGGGCCATCCAGTCCATGCGGCTCTCGCGTTCGAGCGGCGCGTAGCTGGCGACCCGGCTCACGAAATCGACCCACACCACCACGCCGCCCGTCGCGGCCTCTGCCTGTCTGTCCATGGGGCCTTTGTCGCCCAGGGCGAGGCAAGCGTCATGCGGACAGCAAACCAGAACAGCCGGAGAACGTCGCAATGAACAGTCGCCACCACGCCCGCCTTGCGCGCCAGTTGATCGACGCTTGTGGAGGCTTGGACGAAGCCGTCCGGGAGTGCCGCGTCGGCAAGTCCGCCCTGTCGGATTACCAGAACCCGCACATTACCGCCTTCATGCCGGCCGACGTGATGGCCGACCTCGAAGCCTATTGCGGTCAGGCGATCTACAGCGGCGCCATCGCGGCTGAGCGGCCCACGGCCCCATCGGACTGCGCGTTGGCCGAGACGCATGAGGCGGTTCAGGCGGCGGCTGCGCTTCTGCCGCTGGCGATGAAACTGGCCACCGGCGACGCCAGGGCCAAGGCCGCGTTTGACGACGCCGTGGCGAAGTTCATGGCCGAGGCCCGCGACGTTCAGGCCATCGCTGACAACGTCACCCCGATGAAGGGGGCTGCGTGATGTGCGACTTCAAGCCGGGGGATGAGATCCAGGTCGTAAAGGTCGGCAAACAGTCCAGCCTGTTTATCAGTGTGGGGCAGATTCATGTCGTCCGCGAGGTCGCCCTTCAGAGAGATCAGTACGGAAACGTTGCAGCTTGGGATGACGGCGAAACGGTCGGCGTCAAGCTCGTTGGTATCGTGGCCCGAAAACCCGGCTCGATACATAGGGACGCTCTTTTCCACCCGGCTCTATTCCGCAAGGTCCAGCGCCGCGACCTGAACGCATGGCTCAAGATTTCTGTCGGCAACACCGACAGGCTGGATAAGCGCGCCCCCGCGAAGGAGGGCGTCTGATGTTGGGCTACGTCCTGTCGTTCCTGCACAGCCTGATCACCGCTGGTCGGAGGGTCCTGTGATGCTGGACACCTTCCGCTCCTATCTGGCGTGGCGCCGCTTTCAGGCTGGTATCCGCAAAGAGATCGCCGCCGCCCGCGTGGGCCACAAGCCCATCCGCAACATTCGTCAGCGTCAACAGGACATCCTCCATGCCGCATTGGAGGCGGGCGAATGGGAGAAACAACTCCGTGCAGAGCGGGCCTATGACGAGGCGCGGGCATAATGGGCAAGCGTTCCAACTTCGAGCGTGTGCCTCGCGACTTTTATCCGACTCCGCGCGCCGCTGTCCTGCCTCTGCTGCCGCACCTCAAGCCAAGGACGGTTTTCGCCGAGCCCTGCGCGGGCGACGGGCGCCTGATCGACGTTCTGGTCGAGAACGGCCATCGCTGCGCCTGGGCCTGCGACATCGAACCTCGCCGGTCGGACATCCACGAAAATGACGCTGCCACCTGCGGCGTAGGCGCGGCCGATGTCTTCATCACCAACCCACCGTGGAACCGGGCCGACCTGCACGAGATCATCGTCAACCTGTCGGACAAGGCCCCGACATGGCTGCTGTTTGACGCCGACTGGATTCACACCCGGCAGGCCGCGCCCTTCCTGCCTCGCCTGCGCAAGATCGTCAGCATCGGCCGGGTGAAGTGGATCGAAGACTCGCCGTTCACCGGCAAGGACAACTGCGCCTGGCACCTGTTCGACAAGCCGTCGAGCGAGGGCGCCGCCTTCTACGGGCGGGCCGCCGCATGATCGAACTGACCCTGCCTTATCCGCCCTCGGCCAACCGTCTGTGGCGCTCGGTCCCCGGCTTGAAGAGCCCGATCAAGAGCCGTGAATACGTCGCTTGGCTTCGGGCGGTTGCAGCCGCCATCCCCATGACGGCCCGCGCCGAGATCAAGGGCCGCTTCCACGCCGAGATCGTGGCCGACCGCCCCGACCGCCGCGCCCGCGACCTGGACAACCTGATCAAGCCGATCCTCGACGCCCTCAAGCCCACGACACAAGCCAAGGGCGTGATCGAGGACGACCACCTTTCCCAATCCATCACCATCCGCTGGACCGGCGACGAGCCCGTTAAGGCCGCCAGCGTCCGCGTGATCCTCACAGAGGCAACGCAATGAACGCCCGACCCTGGACCGATGCTGAAACCAAGGCAGCAACCTCTCTCTGGAAAGAGGGACTGAGCGCCACCGAGATCAGCCGCGTCATCAGCAAGAAGTTCTCATACAAACGAAGCCGCAACTCCGTGATTGGCCGCCTGCATCGGATGGGCTGTGTCAGGACCGAAGCTGAGAAGCTTGAGGGCTGGAGCAGACGCAGCGCCGAGGTTGCTGGATTCAAGGCCCCGCGCGTGAAGGCCCCGGCAATCACCAGGGCCAAGAAGGGGAAGTACCCCCGCGTCAAGCCCGAGACCACAGATAGGGCGAAGGGCCTGCCTGTCGCGGAGAAGCAGGCTGCTGTTCGGTCCTCGGGAGGACCGTTGGCCTACGTCGAAGCTGGCGCGGGCATTGAAAGCCTATCCTCCCGCCCATTCCAAGATCGGCGCCTAGGTGAGTGCGCATGGCCGCTAGGCGAACGCGCCCTGACATCATGCTGCAACCCTGTGGCTGGCGGGGAAGGTTTTGGCTCGAGCTATTGCCCAGGCCACCTGAAAGCCCTGCTGGCCCCTGAACAGCCGAAAGCCCCCAAGGTTTCCGACTACGTGCGGGCAGGGGGCCGCAAGGAAGCGGGTAGCTCCGCATGGGACAGCGGGAGGATTGCGGCGTGATGGAACACATCAGCAAGCCCCTCCAGCGCGCCCTGGAGGAGATCGCCAAGGCGATGGAGAAGGCTCCGGCCGAGCGCGCCCCCGCCGACGAGATGGAGGGCCAGGCATGAGCACGATCAACATTGCAGACATTCGGGTCGATGGCGGGACGCAATCGCGCGCGGCGATCGACCGTGGCGTGGTGGCCGACTACGCCGACGCCATGAAGGACGGCGCTGCCTTCCCGCCGATCACCGTCTTTTTCGACGGGCGGTCCTACTGGCTGGGCGACGGCTTCCACCGCTATGAAGCCTACGCTGCCGCCCAGGTCTATGACGTGCCGGCCGACATTCGGCAGGGGACGCAGCGGGACGCCATTCTGTTCAGCGTCGGAGCCAACGCTTCTCACGGCCTGCGCCGCACGAACGACGACAAGCGCCGCGCCGTCCTGACCCTGCTGAATGACCCGGAGTGGTCGGCGTGGCCTCAGACAAAGATCGCGCAAGCCTGCGGCGTGTCTCAGTCCTTTGTGTCACGCCTGGCCGCGTCTGAGGAGGCCCCATCTTATGCTGAGCATAAGATACGGACGGTGGAGCGCAACGGCACCACCTACCAGCAGAACACGGCCAAGATCGGCGCATCGTCAAAAGCCGATCAAATAGAGCAAGAGCCTGAAGCGCCCGCCCTGCCTGAGGCGGTCGCGCCTGAGCCCGCCCCGGCGTCAAATGCCGATCAAGAACCGGCTGAGCCCATCGACCCCGCCGAGGCCAAGGAGCGGCGCGAGATCGCTCGTATGCCGGACGAGGCCAAAGCGGATGAGATCATCGGCCTTCGCGCGGACCTGCGGGACGAGAAGGCCAAGAACGCACGGCTGAAGAAGGAGCGGGACGACCTGTCCTCGCGACTGGCCGAAGCGCTGGCCACCGATCAGGGCCGCACGATCAGCCTGCTGCAAAAGCAACTCCAGGCGGCGAAGTTCTCCCGTGACGAGGCCATGTCGTCGGCGAAGCGCATGGAATACCGCCTCAAGAAGGCCGAGGCGCGCGTCAAAGAACTGGAGAGCATGGAGGTCAGCTTCCCGTGAGCATCCTGACCCGAGTGCGCGCCCATGGCGGCGACATCATCCGTGACGAATGGCGTTTCCGGCTCCAGCGCGGCCGCTTGTCATCCGACGCGGTGGCATGGCTCAAGCGAAACTGGTTGGCCGCCTGCGAAGAGGTTTGGCCGTTGTTCGGTCTGTGGGCCGAGCGCGCCGCAATCCGCGAGTTTGAGGGTGGACAGCCGCGCGCCGAGGCCGAGCGCGCGGCCTATCTGGAGGTCGCGTCGTGCTGAACCTCTTCGCCGAAACCAAGGAGATCGTCCTGCGCGACTATCAGGACAACGCCATCCACGCGCTGCGCACCAAGATCAAGGGCGGCAAGCGTCGTCTGATCCTGTGCGCGGGAACCGGCGCAGGAAAAACACTGACCTCGGCCAGCCTTCTGAAGGAGGCCAGCCGCAAGGGCAGCTATGCACTGTTCATCGTGGACCGGGTGGCCTTGGTTGAGCAGACCAGCGACGTTTTCAGCGAATACGGCATCCCGCACGGCGTGGTGCAGGGCATTCATCGGCGATGGTCGCCGCGTGAACACGTCCAGGTGTGTTCGGCCCAGACGCTCGCCAAACGCAGCCTGCCGCGCGACCCTGACCTGATCGTCGTGGATGAGGCGCACTGTCAGTATCGCGCCACCCTGGACTTCATGGACCGCTATCCCAACGCGGTGAAGATCGGCCTGACTGCGACGCCTTTCACCAAGGGGATGGGTCAGCATTGGGACGGCATGGTCAACGTCATCCCGACCAGGCAGTTGATCAACGAAGGCTATCTGGTCGAGCCGAAAATCTACGTCGCCAAGAGCCCTGACGACAGCGAGTTGGGCCGCAACAGCTTCGGCGAGTTCAGCGACGAGAGCGCCGCTTCGGCGGGGATCAAGATCGTCGGGGACGTGGTCCAGGAATGGATCGCCAAGACGCGCGAGCATTTCGGCGGGCCGGTGAAGACCATCGTGTTCAGCCCCACGGTCGAGCATGGGCGCGAGCTATGCGCCGCCTTCGCCGCCGCCGGGTTCAACTTTCAGCAGATCAGCTATCTCGACCGCGATGACGACGAGAGGCTGGCGAAGATCAACGAGTTTCGTCGTCCCGACAGCATCATTCATGGCCTGGTGTCCTGCGGCGTCCTGACCAAGGGCTTCGACGTGCCTGACGTGCGCGTCGGGGTGTCCTGCAAGCCGTATCGCAAGAGCTTGTCGAGCCACATGCAGGAGATTGGCCGTGTAATGCGGTCCATCCCCGGCGAGGACAAGAAGGCCTTGTGGCTCGACCATTCCGGCAACATCGAACGGTTCGCCCTCGATATGTTCGACGTGTGGGAAAACGGCGCGGGCGAGTTGGACAAGGCCGAGAAGCGCGACAGCGAAGCGCGAGAGCGCAACGAACAGGTGCGCGAGAAGGTTGTCTGCCCCGAATGCTCCGGCGCCCTGCGCGGGACCACCTGCATGGCTTGCGGCTGGGAGAAGCCCGCCCGTTCGGACATTCTCGCTGTTGCCGGCGAGATGCAGGAGTTCGACCTCAATGCCATGGGCGTCGAGGCCCGCCCCGGCCTTCGCGCCGAATGCCTGAAGCATCCGCGCAAGGTGTGGGAGGCGGCGCTCAACTATTGCGCCAGCGCGACCCGGAAAGGCGAGGACCACGCTCGGCGATGGGCCTACGGCGTCTATCGCGGGATCTATCCGGGGTCGAAACTTCCGTTCGGCTGGTATGACGCGCCAATCCCGGCCCTCGCCGATCAAAGCGCTTCATCCCTCATCGAGCGCGAGGTCCGCCGCTTCCGTAAAAACTCGCCGAGGACCGCGTGATGGCCTTGACGGAAGCCCTGCACAGCGCCTGCGCTGTCGTCGGCGTGGAGCCGCCCAAGCGTCGCCTCTCGCCTGGCCAGTGGGTCCGAACGGATACCAAGGGCAGGAACGGCAAGGATGACGCCTCGGTTCTGGTCTTCGACGACGAGACGGGCGGCATCGTATGGAACCACCAGACCGGCGCCAATCACCGCTTCAGCCTGGCGGGCTCCGGCTCTGTCCAGCGCGACCCCGAAGCCGAGCGTCGATCCCGTCGCCGGGAAGCCGAGCGTCAGGCCGAACAGCGAGAGGTCGAGCGCATCTGTGCGGACATAGTGCGCGGCTGCCGCCAGGACACTCATCCCTATCTGGAGAAGAAGGGCTTCCCTGACGAGCTGGGGCTGATCTGCGACGTGCCGTCTTCCTTCTTCCCGAAGGACCGTTTTGGCGAGGCGCTGGCCAGGGCGCTGCCCGGCGTCGGCCCCATGCTGATCGTTCCTGGACGGATTGGTCGCAAGATCACGACCGTGCAGTTCATTGCGGCCGACGGGCAGAAAAAGAACATTCTGCGCGGACTTCAGGGCGGGGCCAGCCACAGGATCGCCACAGGGCGCGATACGTGGGTGTGCGAGGGCATCGCCACCGCCATGAGCGTGAGAGCCGCCCTGCGCTTCCTGGGCGTGTCTGCGACCGTCCTGACGGCCTTCTCGGCGTCCAACGTGGAGAGGGTTGCTGCAAGCATCCCCGGCGCTCGGATCGCGGCCGATCACGATGCCCCAAACCCGCACCTGGAAGGCAAGGGCGCAGGCGAGTTTTACGCTCGCCGCTCGGGCTGCGCGTGGACCATGCCGCCGTCCATCGGCGACTTCAACGATATGCTTGTGGAGCATGGCCTGAGGGCCGTTGCGCTGCACCTGAGGGAGGGGGTCTGACAGATGCGAGCATCCCTCTCACGCTCAAAGAGAGAGGGTCCATTTCGACCGGTCGGTTTCGATGAGAGACGGCGGCGGCGGACATGGGAAGGCCCACCGTGGGGCAGGAACCTGGGCAAGCGCAGTCCTAAAGAGAGAAGCGCGGTTCCCGGCGCGTCGCAATGGCGCCGACATAGTAGCTCTCAACGAAGCGGGGGATGCGACCTCACCGTTTCGGCCCAAGGCGGCGGCCCGGCTCCGGCCAGCAAGACCACCACGGGCATGGGGACTAGCCGTCGAGGACCAAAATCCTCGGGGGCTAGTCGTCCTATGCCCGGACAACAACCCTCTCCATCCAGCAAATACTCTCAGGAAGCCATGAACGCAGCGCCAGACCAGTTGAACGCAAAACACGGTTGCCGAGGTGACGCATAACCCCGCTCGACCACAACCTGACCCGCGTCCTCTACCCGATCCTCTGCGATCTGGTGGGCCGGGCGAACAAGGCTGGCCACCTGACGCCAGCCAAGGCGGGACAGATGGCCAGCAAGCCCACGGCCCAAGCGGTCGAGGCAGTCACCAACGAGCTTAAGCGGATGATCCGCGTGGAAGACGGGAGGGGGAAGACCAATGGCGGATAAAGAGCTGATCCCGGCGCCGGACCTGACGCGGCACGACTTCATCGTTACGCCGGCCGATATTGCGCGGGCGTCGCCTCACGCTGAGGCTCGCTGGTACATCGCCCGCACGAACCCGAACTGCGAGTTCAGGGCCATGATAGGGCTGAGCGATCGGGCGATCCCGACCTATGCGCCCTGCGAAATCCGCTACCGTGGGCGCGGGGCCGCCCGCCGCAAGGTCCGGCACCCCATCCTGGTGGGATACGTGTTTGTGCTGCTGGAGCCCGGTCGCAGTTTCTGGGAAATCCGTCGTGTCGATGGCATTGCCGAGATGCTCTACGGCCAGAATGGCGACCCGGCCCCTGTTCCGCACGGCGAGGTGGCGCGCTTCGCCAAGAAGGAGGCGGACGGAAAGTTCGACCACACCCGAGACGCGAAGGCGGCCAAACAGGAGGTCGCGAAGCTGAAGGCCAACCTTGCCGATCTGCAGGCATTGGGCTGGGAGGCTGCTGCCGATCTGGTCATGTCGATCCTCGACCCGCCAGTCACGTACGACGAGGCGGCCTGACACACGATGTTGGGCGTTTCCCTTTTCGTTCTCACTAGGGGTTGACGGGCTTCGTCGTGTTTGGCATATGTGGTGCCAATCCACGCTGACGCGTGAGGGGACGACCGGCGGATGGAATACGTAGTGGCTTAGGCCACACGCCGATCCCGGTGGATTTTCCACCCTAGTGCAGGCTTGTGCCTTTTTCTGTTCAGGTTCCCGCAAGGGACGTGCAAGTCCCTCGCGTATCTGAGGGCCGCCCGGATTGATCACCGGGTGCAGTAGCTGGGGGGCAGGCCGTCACCTGGCCGCTGGCACTACGGTGCCGCTCCCCGTCCCTTTTCGCCCGATGGGCAACCCTCTCCAGCGCTCCTTCGGGAGGTAATAGGCACCGGCGACCGTCCTCCCCCGATCCTCGCCGGAAGCCCGCTGGTCCTCCTCGCCCCAGACCGCAGCGGACACGCAGCAACAGCTATCTGGAACCCAGCCGCAGAGCGCGCTTGGGGCGAACCCCATCACCCCGCGCTACCTTTCCCCTGGGCCTTATCCGAGCGAGGCAGGGAACCACGGCTGACCTTAGGCTGAGAAAGCACTCGTGACGCGGCGGTCTCCGGGCCGGTGAATGCGGGGAAGGTCGGCAACGTCCGAAGAGATTGGAGGCGGAGCGATGGCCCGTCGTCCTGACCACATCGCCTCCCAAGGCGCCCAGCGCCTAAGAGGCCGTAGAGGCGTAGAGCACCATGGGTAGGCTGAGCCTGCCGCCTTCTCGCCTCTCATACGCATCGGATCGGCGAGCGTTCGCCCCCGACCAAGCCAAGGGACCAGCACCGGTCCAGCACAGCGCGCCATGGAAGGCCTGGTACAAGACGGCCCGATGGAAGGCGCTACGCCAGACCATCCTGATCCGCGACGCATACACCTGCCAGCGCACCGGCGCCGTCCTCGGCGGCAAGAGCCCAGACCCTGACAGCCCAGTGGTGAACCACAAGCGTCCGCACCGTGGCGATGAGCGGCTGTTCTGGGATCCAAACAACTTGGAGACGGTCAGCAAGGCCGTCCACGACAGCACCATCCAGCGCGAGGAGCAGGAGAGCCTGCATCAGCGCGGGGTGTGGAGCTGAGGAGAGCGACATGCACATCGGAATAGTCGAGGGCTGCACGCGCGTCATTGGGAAGAGCCAAGGCTATCACGGCCTGCCGCTTCGCGATGAGCTGATCCACTGCAGCGTCAACGGCATCAACACGCCGGCCATGATCACGGCTTGGTTCCCCACGCCGGAAGAACTGGCCGCCCTGAACGCAGGTGCGCCGGTCCATCTGCGCATCCTCGGGGTGCAGCACCCGCCTGTGATGATCGAGGCTGGACCCGTCCCGACCGACGACTGACACCCCCGGGGTGCATGGAAAGTTCAACGGAAGCCGTCGCTTAGGGACCGGCCTCCCCGGCACGTAGAGATTTAATCCCGGCTGGGAGGTTTGCGGGTGCGAACCTTGGCCGGACGGAGCCCTCATGACGGATGAAAAGAAGCCCGTCGACTGGGCCGAGATCGAGCGCGACTACCGCGCAGGGTCAATGTCCATCAGGGAATTGGCCGCTTGGTACGGCATCAGCGACACCGCCATTCGCAAGCGCGCGAAGAAGGATGGCTGGGAGCGTGCGAACCCCAAGGCCGGTTCGCACCGCGAACCACCCCGCGAACCGGAGCCTGAGAAGGTCTACGTCGGCACGGTCCTGACGCCCGAGAACACCACGCCGGAAGCCATCATCGGGCGCGGCCGGAACCTGGTCATGAGGATGCTCGACGAGCTGGACGCCTCGACCTGCAACATCGGTGAACTGGAAACGCTGATCGGCGCGGCTTTCGACGACGGGGACAACGGCCAGCAACGGCAGGCGGCTCTGGCTGCCGTCTCGCTGAAGAGCAGGTCGGACGTGTTGAAGTCGCTGGCGACGGCGGCGAAGACCTTTGCCGAGTCCGCCGCGCCTTCTGGCGTGAAGAAGCAGCGGCAGGAAGCGGGCGAGCGTGTCGCCAAGGGAGGCGGTAGGTTTGCAGCGCCCGCGCCGCCTCTGAGGCTGGTCCGCTAGGGCCATGGAGTGGTCAACGGCTTGTACCGACTGGCGAGAACGGATCGTCGCCAGGCGCTCGCTCATACCCTCACCGCTTTTTGCCGATCAGGCCCGCGAAGCGCTGGAGGTCTTTAAGGCGCTGAAGATCGTTGACGCCCCCGGTCAGCCCACCTTCGGAGAGGCCTGTGAGCAGTGGGTGTTCGACTTCGTGGCTGCGATTTTCGGGGCCTATGACGCCAACAGCGGCGAGCGCCTGATCCGCGAGTTCTTCCTTCTGATCTCGAAGAAGAACAGCAAGTCCACCATCGCCGCCGGCATCATGCTGACGGCCCTGATCCGCAACTGGCGCTACTCAGCTGAACTGCTGATCCTCGCGCCGACTATCGAGGTCGCGCAGAACGCCTACAAGCCCGCCAGGGACATGGTGAAGGCGGATGAAGAGCTGGACGAGCTGCTGCACGTTCAGGACCACATTCGCACGATCACGCACCGCGACAACGGCGCCATGTTGAAGGTCGTCGCCGCCGACACCGACACAGTGTCGGGCAAGAAGGCCGGGCACATCTTCGTCGACGAGCTTTGGGTGTTCGGAAAGCGCGCGAAGGCCGACGCCATGTTGCGCGAGGCCACAGGCGGCACCGTGTCGCGACCCGAGGGGTTCGTGATCTGGGCCAGCACACAGGCGGATGAGGAGCCGTCCGGCGTCTTCAAGACGAAGCTCGACTATTTCCGTGGCGTGCGGGACGGCAAGATCACCGACCCGCGCAGCCTGCCGGTCATATACGAGTACCCGCAGGACATGGTTGAGGCCGAGGCCTACCTGGATCCGGCGAACTTCTACATCACCAACCCGAACCTCGGCCGATCGGTCAGCCGGCAGTGGCTCGAAGACGAACTGCGGAAGGTCATCAACGCCACCGGCGGTGAAAAACAGGTCTTCCTCGCCAAGCACCTGAACGTCGAAATCGGCCTGGCTCTGGCGAACAACCGATGGGCAGGGGCGGACTACTGGGAAGCTGCGGGCGATCCGACGCTGACGCTGGACGCCCTGCTGGCGCGCTCCGAGGTCGTGACCATCGGCATCGACGGCGGCGGGCTGGACGACCTGTTCGGCCTGGCTGTTCTGGGGCGTGAACGCGACACTCGGCAGTGGCTGCTCTGGAACAAAGCCTGGGCGCACGACGACGTGCTGAAGCGGCGAACTGACATCGCCAGTAAGCTGCTGGACTTTCAGGGCGGCGGCGACCTGACGATCTGCTCCGACGCGATGGAGCCGATCATGCAGGCGGCCGATATCGTCGAGCGCGTGAAGGAAGCGGGCTTGCTGCCCGAAGAGAACGGTGTCGGTCTCGATCCGGCCGGCGTCGCGGCCTTGGTCGATGAGTTGGAGGCCCGCGGCATTGGAGTCGGACTGCAGGTTGCGGTGAGGCAGGGATATGCCCTTTCACCAGCGTCCTGGGGCTCCGAGATCAAGCTCAAGAACGGAAGCCTGAAACACGCCGCCCAGCCGATGATGGCGTGGTGCGTCGGCAATGCGAAGGCCGAGGTGCGCGGCGGCGCAGTCGTCATCACCAAGCAGAGCGCGGGCCGGGCGAAGATCGACCCGCTCGTCGCCAGCTTCAACGCCATCATGCTGATGAGCCGCAATCCCGGCGCCCAGAAGGCCCCGACCTATCAAATGATCTTTGTCTAAGGAGGCCGCGCCATGCAGGACCGGGCCTACAGCGTCCTTGAGATCAAGGCCGTCAGCGACGACGAACGCCGGATCGAAGGCATCGCAACCACCCCCTCAACCGACCGTATGGGGGACGTGATCGAGCCCCTGGGCGCTCGCTTCGCCGCTGAGCTGCCCTTGCTGTGGCAACACGACCACGCATCCCCTGTCGGACACGTGAAGTTCGGAAAGCCGACCGCGAAGGGCATCCCGTTCACAGCGAACATCGTCAAGATCGCCGAGGAAGGTGAGCTCAAGGCGCTGGTCGACAAGGCCTGGCAGTCGGTGAAGGCGCGGCTCGTGCGCGCCGTGTCGATCGGCTTCCGGCCCATCGAATACGCCCTCATGGAAGGCGGCGGCGTCCGCTTCCTAGAAACCGAGATCCTGGAGCTTTCGCTCGTCACCGTCCCGGCGAACAGCGACTGCACCATCACACAAATTCGCTCCATCGACACTCAGCTGCGGGCCGCGTCAGGCCAACCGCAGCCCGTCGAGGAGCGCGTGTCGCCCGGCGCTTCGGGCAATCCCGCGAAGGCCATTCCGGTCCTCGCCGATCGCCAGACAAGGAGCAAACCAATGGCGAACCGTACCGTGGCGGAACAGATCACCGCCTATCAATCCGCCCGCGAGACTAAGGCTGCACGCATGACTGAGATCATGCAGGCCGCCGCTGACAAGGGAGAAACCCTCGACGCCGAGGCGACCGAGGAATACGACGGTCTGGAGGCTGAGGTGAAGTCGATCGACGCTCACCTGAAGCGCCTGGACGCCCTGGAGAAGGCCAACGCCGCGACCGCCAAGCCGGTGGACACCGCCGTGGACACCAAGACCGGATCGGAGGCCCGCGCCCCGGCCCGTGTCGAGGTGAAGGGCGCCAACCTGCCGAAGGGAACCGCGTTCACTCGCTATGCCATGGCCTTGGCCCGGTCGAAGGGCAACCTGATGCAGGCCGCCGAGGTCGCCAAGAGCTGGGCTGACTCCACCCCGGAAGTCGAAACCGTCCTGAAGGCCGCCGTCGCGGCCGGCACCACGACCGACACCGACTGGGCCAAGCCGCTGGTCGAGTATCAGAACATGACCTCTGAGTTCGCCGAGCTGCTGCGTCCCCAAACGATCCTCGGCCGGATCGACGGTCTGCGGCGCGTGCCCTTCAACATCAAAATACCCCGCCAGACGGCCGGTTCGTCCGCGTCGTGGGTGGGTGAAGGCGCGCCGAAGCCGGTGAGCGAGCTGGCATTCGACCAGATCACCCTCGGCACCACGAAGCTGGCGGGCATCGTCGTCATCACCGACGAACTGGCGCGCGCCTCCAGCCCCTCGGCCGAACAGATCGTTCGCCAGGACCTGATCGCGACCATCGTCCAGACGATGGACCGCGATTTCGTGGACCCGTCGAACGCGGGCACGACCAACGTGAAGCCCGCCTCGATCATCAACGGCGTGACCCCGGTGACGGCCTCGGGGGCCGACTCCGACGCCGTGCGCGCTGACGTGAAGGCCCTGTTCGCCAAGTTCATCGCGGCGAACCTGTCGCTGGAAGGCGCGGTGTGGATCATGCCCGCCACCCAGGCGCTGGCCATGTCGATGATGCTGAACCCGCTGGGGCAGCCGGAATTCCCCGGCCTGACCGCGTCGGGCGGCACCTTCTTCGGCCTGCCGGTGATCCTGTCCGAGAACGTCCCCGCCAACCCCGGCTCGGGCGATCCCGTGACGGGCGCGGGCGCTCGCATCCTGCTCGTGAAGGCTTCGGAGGTGCTGGTCGCCGACGATGGCCAGACCCTGCTGGACGTGAGCCGCGAGGCGTCGTTGCAGATGAACAGCACGCCGGACAACCCCGCCACCGCCTCGACGGTCCTGACCTCGCTGTGGCAGCACAACCTGGTCGGCATCCGCGCCGAGCGATTCGTGAACTGGTCCAAGCGCCGCGCCGGCGCGGCTCAGTTCATCGACAGCGCCGCTTACGGCGACGCCTGAGCCTGACGGGGCCGGTCTTCGGATCGGCCCCGTTTCTCTTACATTCACGATGGAGGACGCGATGGTTGACCTGATCGCCACCAAGTCCATGACGTACGCCACACGGCGCCTGAAGGCCGATGATGCGTTTGGCGCGAAGCCGCGTGACGCCCGCGTCCTCGTCGCCATCGGCAAGGCACGTTATGCGACGACCGCCGCCGTTGCGGCCGATGAAGTTCGAGCGCCCCTGGTTGATGGCCTGAAGGCCCTGCGCGATGCGTATAAGGAAAAGACCGGCAAGCGGCCATTTCACGGCTGGGACGCCGCGACCCTCCGCGCCAAGATCGCCGAGGCCTGACCGTTGCGCCTTTTCGGGCTGACGATCCGCCGCGAGAAGTCGCTGGCGCCAGTGGACCAACGCGGCGGCTGGTGGCCGATCGTGCGCGAGTCCTATCCGGGCGCGTGGCAGGAGAACGTCGAGGTGAAGCTCGACTCGGTCCTGTCGCACTCGGCGGTATTCCGTTGCGTCTCGTTGATCGCCTCTGACGTGGCGAAGATGCGCATCCGCCTGGTGCAGGTTGATGCCGATGGCATCTGGTCTGAGACGACCAGCCCGTCCTATTCGCCGGTGCTGCGCAAGCCCAACCGCTTCCAGAACCGCATCCAGTTCTTCACCAACTGGATGGAGTCCAAGCTCACGCGCGGCAACACCTATGTTCTGAAAGAGCGGGACAATCGCGGCGTCGTCGTGCGCCTCTACGTGCTGAACCCCGACCGGGTGAAGCCTCTCGTCGCAGATGACGGCTCCGTCTTCTATGAACTCAAGCAGGACAACCTGTCCGGCTTGGCCGAGAACACTGTCGTGGTGCCCGCCAAGGAGATCATTCACGACCGCTGGAACACGCTGTTCCATCCTCTGGTCGGGCTTTCCCCGATCTTCGCCAACGGCCTCGCTGCTACGCAGGGCCAGGCCATCCAGAACATGTCGGCCGGCTTCTTCCAAAATGGAGCTCAGCCGGGCGGGGTGCTAACTGCCCCCGGCGCCATTGGCGACGAGACAGCGAAGCGTCTCAAAGAGCACTGGGACACCAACTACACCGGCAGGAACAGGGGCAAGGTCGCTGTCCTGGGGGATGGTCTCAAGTACGAGCCGATGACCGCCAAGATGGTGGACTCGCAGCTCGTCGAGCAGTTGAAGTGGTCGGCTGAAACGGTGTGCTCGGTCTTTGGCGTCCCGGCCTACAAGGCCGGCGTCGGCCTTGCTCCGGCCTACAACAACGTCGAGGCACTGAACCAGCAGTACTATTCGGACTGCCTTCAGATCCACATCGAGAGCGTCGAACTGTGCCTGGACGAGGGCCTGGAGCTTAAGGGGCCGTATGGCACCGAGTTCGATATTGACGACCTGCTGCGCATGGACACGGCGACGCAGATAGATGCTCTGTCGAAAGCCACGCGCGGGATGCTCATGCAGCCCGACGAGGCGCGCAAGAAGCTTGGTCTCGGGAAGACGCCGGGCGGAGACACGGTTTACGCGCAACAGCAGGATTTCAGCCTCGCTGCCCTTGCCGAGCGGGACCGAAACGACCCCTTCAGCAAGCCGGAGCGGTCTGCCTCTGCCTCGACGCCCGAGCCATCGAACGACGACGAAGACCAGGCGCGCGCCATTGTGGCCCTCCTGGAGAAGGACTTCCGGGAGGCCTTGCATGCTTGACACCAAGGCCATTGTCGCCGCGCTGGCGCCGATAGTGAAGGCCCACGTCGCTGATGCGACCGCGCCTCTGATCGCGCGCATCGCCGAACTGGAGCAGCGGCAACTCCTGCGCGGAGAGCCCGGCGAACCCGGCCGAGACGGCAAGGACGGGGTGGATGGTCGCGACGCGGATCCGGTCTCGGAAGATCAGATCGCCGCTGCAGTCGAGCGCTATCTGGCCGCCAATCCACCGGATCCGGGCAAAGACGGTCGCGACGGAGCGGACGGCAAGGACGGCGTCCAGGGAGAGAAGGGCGCCGACGGCCGTGACGGAGCGGACGGCGTGGGCCTAGCGGGCGCCATGATCGACCGTGACGGCGAGCTGAACGTCACCCTGACGAACGGCGAGGTCCGTCGTCTGGGGCCTGTGATAGGCCATGACGGCAAGGATGGCGTCGACGGGGTGGCCGGCGCTGACGGCCAGTCGTGGGAAGAGATGGAGGTCCGCCGTACGGGGCCGCGGACGATCGAACTGAGCTTCGATCACGGCGAGCGCAGGAACACGTTCGAACTGGAGTTCCCGGTGCCGCTGTACCGCGGCGTCTTCGCCGAGGGGGAAAGTTATGAGCCGGGCGACATGGTGACGTGGGCCGGGTCGCTCTGGCACTGCAACGATGCCTCGTCGGATAAGCCCGGCGACGGCGCCAAGGCGTGGACTCTGGCCGCCAAACGCGGCCGCGACGGCAAGGACTTCGCCGGGCCGCAGGCCGGGCCCGGCACGGTGAAGATCTGATGGCCGCGCTCGTCACGATGGAGGAGGCCAAGAAGCGCCTTCGCATCGATTTCGCGGATGACGACGCTCTGGTGGCTGAACTCGTCAGCGAGGCGACGGACATCATCGTCGACTATCTGAAGAAGCCGGACCACGACTGGACCGCAGAGACCGTGCCGTTCCGCGTGAAGGCGGCGATCCTGCTGGTAACCGGGTCGCTCTACGAAAATCGCGATGCCGGGGAAGAGGTGCTGACGTCGAATGTCCGCGCCCTGATCCACCGCGACCGCGACCCTGCTTTAGCCTGAGGAGACCCGCCATGCGCGTTCGCTTCACCGAAGCTTTCGACTACACACCGAGCGAAGAGCCCCGCGTGCTGATCGCTTTTTCCCCGAATGGCGGGTCCGAAAAGGACGGCGCCTACACCGTCCGCCGGGAATGCGGCGAGGCCGCTGTGAAAGCGGGCAAGGCGGTCGAGATCGCCCCGGGCCCGCTCGACCACGACGGCGACGGCCGCAAGGGCGGATCGCTGCCGAAGGTGAAGAAGACCAGTGCCGAAGCCTAAGGGCGCGGGCGACCTTCGCCATCGGGTGAAGTTCCAGCGTCGCGCTGAGGGCGACGACGGGTACGGCAATCCTGTTCAGGGCTGGGTCGATCTGGACATCTCGCGCGCCTGCAGCCTGACCCCGACGCGGGGCGGCGAAACCGTTCAGGCCGGGCGCGTGGCCGGAACGGCCTCATGGGATTG